ATGATGTGATTCAAACAAAGAAGAACATTGCCAACGGTGTTACCGGTACGGACGATCAAGTAGAAGAGAATATGGTGAATCTTGCAATGGACTTGTTTAGGGATAAATTATGAAGCCGTTTAGATTAGTTATAAATGGGCAGAAAACTCATATTCAGGAATACAAGAAAGAAATGTTGTTCGGTCCTGAATGGGAAACCATAATATCCTTTGTCGGTTGCAGGAACAGGTGTAAACAAATCGTTGACCTTCTAAATGAATGTGCTACGATTTCAAAAAAACAAGCAGAAAAATGACTGAAGAAGATATTCGTAAATTGGAGGTGAAATATTCTGAAACTAAGATACAACACATTTGTGTAACTTGGTTCAGAGAAACGTTTCCCAATGTAGGCCCTTTACTCTTTGCTATACCAAACGGCGGTGTCAGAACAAAGAAAAGCGGTGCTATGCGTAAATATGAAGGTGCCATCGCTGGTGTTGCTGACTTGATTCTGCTTTTTCCTCGCGGTGGTAAGAGCAGTCTTTGCATAGAGATGAAAACTCCACATGTAAAAGGTAAACGTGCCGGAACGCAGTCTGATGAGCAAAAAGAGTGGCAGGCATTGGTAGAGAAATATGGTAGTGTATATGTCGTTTGTCATGGGTTGATTGAGTTCATTAATAGCGTTTGCTATTATCTGAAAGCTGATCCTCAACCTTATATAAACAATGTCTTACGGAATTATTATAAATTGATATGACTTATATTGAACTTATCAATAGGTTTTGGGAACTTGACGAAAGCTGGCAATTTTCCTGCTGTGAAACGAGGCTTTATTTTTACTTGCTAAAAATTGCGAATCGTTTAGGCTGGGAGGATAACTGGACACGTAGTGATACAAAGGTGTCATCTGACGTGGGAGTGTCTGTAAAAGTATTCAAGTCCGCCCGAAATAGATTAGTTCAAGCAGGTCTTATTGAATGTAAACAAGGCAATGGAAGAGGCAATAAATCAACGTATTCTATCAAAGGTGTACAAAAAGGTATGCAAAATATACCACCTTTACGGCATCCTTTAGGTACACCTTTAGGGTACCCTTTAGGTACACCTTTTCAAGAAAGCTCCCCCATACCCCCTAAAGAAGAATACAAGACAGAGACAAAGACAAAGAAAGAACCCCCTAAAGGGGGTAAGAAAGAAAGTAGCTCTGGCGAGCTTTTCCCACCCTCTAAACCGGAGAAACCTAAAAGAGTCGCAAAAGAATTTATTGCTCCTACGCTTGATGAGGTTATTCAACACTTCATCAAGCAAAATGCTCCGGAACGTTTAGATGATTGGCAAGAGCAAGCAGAAATATTCTTCAATCACTTTGACTCGATAGGGTGGAAGAATGCCAATGGAGTGAAAATAGAGCGGTGGGATTCCAAAGCAAACCTTTGGATACTGGATCGTATTCGTGAAAATCGAAAAAATGAATTAGACCATGACGGAAGAGGAAAAGAATCTATCAAGCAAACTTCAAAATTTGATGGAGAAGGAAGCCGGCAAGCGCAAGCTGACGCTCCAACAGATAGAGAATCTGATACAAAGGCACAAGGAAAGTATTCAGGACGTTTCTGAGTATGATTTAACTGATACACAAGAGTATTACAGCCATTGGAATTTAATTTCTAACCTTGGTACGGATTATACAGAACGGGAGTTTAGAAAATTTGATGTTGATGATAACAACTCTAAACTAATTCAGTTTCTTCTGTACTACTTCAACGGATGCCGGTATGCTCAAAATGTGTTTCCGGAAGAGAATTACAAGGTTCATAAGAATCTTTTGCTTGTTGGTGAACCTGGCACTGGGAAAACAATGTTGATGCAGATTTTTGCAGATTATTTGAAACTTACTTGTAACCCCAATGCTTTTGAAAACTTGTCTGTAACTCAAATGATGAATTACTATAAAATTCATGGGCATATTGACTTGTACACTTACAATGAGAATCAATCTAAAGGGTTTAAACCAAACCCCTTTAATATCTGCTTGAATGATATCGGTCTGGAAACGGAAAATCAAAAATCGTATGGTACCAGCCTCGATTCGGTTATTGATGAATTTCTTTATGCCCGGTATGAGATTTTTCAGCAATACGGCAAGAAGTATCATATAACATCGAATCTTGGCATAGCCGAATTTAAGAAACGTTTCGGGCCAAGATTAGTGGATCGCTTTAAAACGTTTAATGTTCTCCCTCTGTGTGGTGAGAGCCGTAGAATATAGCTACTATGAAAGTTATAATTTACTGGGTTACTAAAGATCCGGATAAAATTGCTCGTATCAGAGAGCGTTTCGGTATTGGAACTTATCGAAGTGTGAACGGTGAAACACCTGCTGAAATACGAGAAGAAGACATGGAACTTCTTCGGGAAACTGAAAGAAGAGGATTTATTCAAATACGTAATAAACCTCAATGAAAATGGCGTTAAAATGGCGAAGTTTCTGTTTGCATAACTTGTCATTTTACGATAACTTTACTGATGTAATAAACTAAAAGTCAAACCAATATAATTAAATTATGGAAGTACAAAACATTAGAATTGACCTTATCAGTCCTTCTCCTTTGAATCCGAGAAAGACTTTTGATGAAGCAGCTCTTCAAGAGCTTGCAAGTAACATTGAGAAACAAGGCTTATTGCAGCCTATCACTGTTCGAGTTGCCAAATCTGAAGATGTGACTGACTTAGAAACTGGTGATGTCACAACAATTCCTTGTTCGTATGAGATTGTTTGTGGTGAGCGTCGTTTCCGTGCTGTATCATTATTGAAAGAAAAGGAAGATAAAGAGAATGTTGCTAAAATCAAGGCCCACCGGAAAAAGTCCGAGCAATTTCAAACAATTTCCTGCATTGTCAGAGAGATGACAGATGATGAGGCTTTTGAAGCAATGATTACCGAGAATCTTCAAAGAAAAGATGTTGATCCCATCGAAGAAGCTTTTGCTTTTGCACAGTTGACTGAGAAAGGACGGACTTTGGAAGATATCGCTCTTAAATTCGGAAAGTCTACTCGCTTTGTTTTTGATCGTATAAAGCTAAATGGTCTTATTCCGGAACTGAAAGATCGTGTAAGAAATGGAGATATACCATTATCCGGTGCTATGATTCTTTCTAAATTAGAAGATAGCTCGCAAATGGAATTTCATAAAGGGAATCCGAACCAGTGCAGTACAGATATGATTCGAAGGTTTGTAGGCAGTTCTTTTCTTGAAATTGATAAAGCTGATTGGATTGAAGAAAATGCAGATAATTGGGATAACGGGGAATTTAAACCATGCGCACAATGTGAGAACAACACTGTCAATCACGGTTGCCTATTCTATGAAATGAATAATAAAAATGCAAGATGCATCAATCCTGATTGCTTTAGAAAAAAACAGATAGCTTATCTGATACGTAAAATCCAACTTGAAAGTGAGTTCCTTGTTAAAGCTGGTGAACCGCTTTCATTCGGGAAAACTGTTATAATGGAGACTAAACTTGACACTTATTGCAGTGATTCGAGAAAAGCTTTCTTGGAACAGACACTCGAAGCTGTTAGAAGCCTTGGATTTGAAATGATAAATCCGGATGAAGTATTTAAGGGTAAGTGTTGGTATGCTGAAAATGATGAGCGTACTCAAAAAATGCTTGAGGATGGTGAGATTTATCGTTGTATATCATTGTGGAATTATTATTGTCCTGAATTTGATGTAGAATACTATTATATAAGAAAAGAGCTATCTTCCAGTACTTCAGCTCTTGCAGATCCTAAAGATATAGAAAGGGAGAAGATAAATGAAAAGTTGAAGAAAGCTAAGGATAAGGTAATCGAGAAGAGTTCTGAAACTATGAGAAAATGGGCACAGGAAAAGCCCTATTATAAGCGTAATAAAGAGTTATCCGTTGATGAACAAACTGTGTTCGATGTAATGATTCTCCGGAATTGTAGTAGTAAATATTTGGAAACACTAAAACTTTCTACTTATAAGAAAGAGTCTGATTTTGTTAAATACGTGAAGAACAACCAAGCTGATCGTAATCAATGGTATCGCGCTTTTATTGCTAACAATCTTTCAAGCAATGATGTGATGTTCTATCCGTATATGCAGAAATGCCAAAACATTCTCTTTGCAGAACAATATCCTGATGATTACACTGAACTTGGTAAGCAGCTCGCTACTTCTTTCGACAAGAAACAAAAGAAACTCAATGAGAGATTGAAAGAACTTGAAAACGATAACACAGAGGAAGCCTAATGGTTTCCTCTCTTTATTTAAAATGAGAATGAAAGACTATATAGAATTTCTAAAAAACAAAAAGAAATCAGTTGTAGAAAGCGGTTTTATCGTGGATGAAAACGACTTGAATGCCAGCCTTTTCCCATTTCAAAAGTATTGTGTTATTCGTGCATTGAAAGCTGGGCGTTTTGCTATGTTCGAAGATTGCGGATTGGGTAAAACTATCCAGCAACTTGAATGGGCAGATAAAGTTCGGAAGCATACCGAGAATCCTGTACTTATACTGGCTCCGCTTGGAGTAATAGGGCAGACAATTAAAGAGGGTGCAAAATTTGGTTATGAGGTTACGGAATTAGGGTTAATAGCATCTGACCAGAATTTAAGTGCCGGAATTTATATTACCAACTACGATAACATAGGAAATATAGATACTTACCTGTTTGGTGGAATAGTTCTTGATGAGAGTTCAATACTCAAAAATTTTGCCGGAAAGACAAGAACAGAACTTATTGATGCATTTAAAAATACCCCTTATAAATTGTGTTGTACCGCTACACCATCCCCAAATGATACTACCGAGTTATGTAATCATGCAGAATTCTTGAACGTGATGACCCGTAACGAAATGCTTGCGATGTATTTTGTGCATGATGGCGGTTCTACCTCTGATTGGCGTTTGAAAGGTCATGCAAAACAGGAATTTTGGGACTTTATTTCAACTTGGGCTGTCATGCTAAGTAAGCCCGGAGACATAGGATTTGACAATGCCGGATATGATTTGCCACCGCTGAATGTCATTGAAGAATATGTTCAAACCGGTAAGCGTGATAATGGAATGCTTTTCAATGATGTAGCGGTATCCGCAACAGAATATCATAAGGAACTAAGGGCAACGATAAGCGAGCGTCTTGATAGAGTTGCTGAAATAATTAATAACTCTTCTGATAATTTTATTGTATGGATAGGACATGATGAAGAAGGTCAATACCTACGTAATCTTATCCCTGATGCTGTCGAGGTGAAAGGAAGTGATAACAAAGGATTTAAGAAAGAAAATCTACTTGGATTTGGTAATGGTGATTTCCGTGTATTGATTACTAAACTAAAGATAGCCCAATTTGGATTGAATTATCAAAACTGCCATAATCAGATATTCG